AGAGGATTCCTCAGAGACTTCGCTTCGATCATATTCGACATACTCCTGCACCTTTCCGATGTGGGACGTGTTAAGAACGATGTTTCCCTTGTCTTGCCAGAAAACCGAACCGTCGTGGTTGATCCGGCGGTAATAGATCCTGCATTCGACAAAAATGTCATGATTAAGGTACTCGCAAAACTCCGATAGGTTTGCGGCCTTGTGTTCGACGGTCAACTGGTGAACATTGTTGCCAGCCGCGCTGGGCATGTTCATTGTAATCAACAACCGCATCTTTCCCTCACATCTTTGCGAATGTAGCCAATTCGATAGGGCACGAGTAAACCGTCTCCTCTTGGCGTGACTTCTTGTCGTAGTACGTTATTAGGCTCCAACTGTTTTTTGTCTTCTCAGTGTTGACAATACATATGCACGTGCCGCTTGAGTTTACAGTCATGTAGTAACCTATTTGATCGCCTTTGATGTCTACAAACCTTTTATTCGCGACAAACACAGACTTGAACGGGAAAGAGGTGTCTGTAAAGTCTGTCCTATGCCAACCCTTCACGCTCACTTTTTTCGTCACTCCGTTTTTTGTTATGTGTAGGTCTCCGTCATCCATGTAGTCGATTGATTTCTCGTGCTTTTTTCTCATTTTGACGGATGGTATGAAGACATCAAATCCACCGTCATGAAGCCACCTCGCTACTGTGAACACCGCGTCGCTGGATGCCAGAAGGTCAGCTTCAAATTCCTCATCCGTCTTCGCCATGCCCATCTCTCCTGACTACCGTCCCATCCATCTTGCGCTTCCATTTGGAATTTCTTCCGCCCGGCAGTGGCGACTTAGACCTCTTCGCCCCTATGTGCGCGTGATGCTTCCTCTTCACCTTTGCGATCAGAGGCGCATCTACTTCAGCAGTATGACGGCGGTGACACTTGCGATGGGCAACCAGCCAATTACTAGCATCGTCAGCACCGCCTGCTTCCAACGGTATATCATGGCTAACATCCCATTCTTCTCCCGGCAGCACCTTCATACGGCACAAGTGGCATACGCCTTCATGCCGCATGAAAATGTCAGCTCTCATCTTCGTCGTGATGCGAACACGCTTCATTGAAGCTTTTCATCTAACGTGTCGTTAGCGCACGCATTTATTGCATCGGTCAACAGCTTGATGGTGTTCTTCAGAAGCAAGTCCTTCTCCACGTTATCCTTGCTCGTGTGTTCAATCGCCATCGCGACAAGCAAGACCATAGAGGGAATTGCCACGACCAAAGGATCATCCTTTATCGTTTCACCAATTTTCTTCGACAGCATGAGAACATCTGCGCCATAGCTTTCAAAAGTCTGCTCACCCATATCTACCTCCTATAGCTTCATCTCTGCGCGTTTAGTGGCTTCGTAGGACTGTTCTTCGCTGAACCTCATGCGAATGTACTCTAGCTGCACCTTCAGTAGAGCCGCTTTCTGACGCGCCTCCACCATTGACTTTATATACTCCTGCCATTCGACAGATGACTTGACGTTCATCTCCGCACGGCTGACTGGCATGTCTCCATGCTCAGACATCATCTTAGCGAGGAAACTGGATTTGCTTTCTTCCAAGAGGGACGCCGCAGCATCAGCGTCCACCCACCTCTTTGCGACAATCCTGTATTGTTCAGAGACAGGCAATTCGTTGCTCATGCTATATCCTTATGGTGTAGTCTCTGATGATGCTTTGCGCACAACCAAACCACGTCTAATGGCTTTGCGTAATCATCATGATGAGCATGTGATTTTAGGTCGCCACACACTTCACAGGGTTTTCTTTCCATCCTCTTATCCCTTATGGCGTTTGATACTGCGTAGTGAGCCTTGTATTTTTCCGGGTATTTAAGCCTCCATTCTTTTGCGACCTTAGATGTTTTCTCTTTCCTGCTGGATTGGGTCTGATAGCGCCAAGAGTCGTATTCCCTGACGCTATCATTGTTCCGTCTGTGGAGCCTTACTCTTTCTTTTACGCAAGCTTTGCAGACGTTAAGATGCCCGTCTGCCATTTGTGGGTGAACGTAGTAGTCTGACAAAGGCTTTTCGCCTTTGCACGTTCTGCAAGTCTTTGTCCCCATTTTACCCTCTAGACCGTTGGACTTCCGGCCTAGAGGTTAATCAAAAGGGATATCATCGTCAATAGCTGCCGGCTTCGACGATTTCGCTGGCGCGGAAGACCGCTGCTCTTTCTCCTTAAAGGCGAAGGAGTACCAAGGGTTCCCGTTCTTATCGACCTTGCGCCAAGCGTTCACCCAGAATGTCTTGCCTTCAATCAGGGCCTCGCCAGTCATGTCTGGATGCTTATCCGTCTCCTTGCGATTGTTCTTAAACATAGAGCCGCTGTTGTCGCGTGTTTCCCAAGCCATGGTTCAATCCTCTGTTTGGCTTTTGTGCTTTAGCATCGTCGCTTCGAAAAGTTCGGGGTGAAGCTTCTCGCCATACCCTCTGAGGCATCGTCCTATCAGTCTCTTATCTACACCATACTCCTTCCCTAGCGTCTTATGCGATTTGCCGTTGACCCACTTCTGGAACATCTCAGGCATCTTATCCAACAATTGTCTTTCAGCCCTACGCTTCGGCGCATAAGTGACCATACTCTCCACAACTTCGACGGCAAGATCGTAGTGCCTTGCGATGTCTTTGATGGGTATTTTGAAGTCGTTGTAGAAGATGCCTATATACCTGTCACGGTCCTGATGATTGCTCATCTTTCTTCTCAGCCTCTTCCAAGAGGAACGATGAAATAAGAGACACCGCAGCCTCTAGCCTCTCTTCCGTTTGTTCATGCTTTTGCGACTCCGTGTAGAGCATAAACAACAAGGCAAGGATTACGAAGGGAGCGAAATCCTTCCACGCAATTCCTATCACCGAGAAAACGGCCATCAGTCCAAGAAGTATCGCCCTATCTAATTTCATCTTATCGGTTCCTTTGGCTTTCGTATCTTCTCCCCGCGCTTGTGCCCTGTGGCGACGCGGTACTTACCTGTGCAAGCGTAGGAACAGAACATCTGGTGCGCTCTTTTCGTTCGGCCACCACACCAGCGGCATGGTGTCCGAACGAACTTGGAAGTAGCCGCTGAACGACACTCCAGAGAACAGTATTTTCGTGGTCCTGTTCTCCGGTGTTTCAGCTCAGATGGATACCAGAACGATCCTTTCTTGCAGTGCTCGCACTTCAGTTCAAAGAGCATCCCGCGCAGCCACAACCATGAGGTCTTCCAGTTTCTGGTCAAGCTCAGCCAAAAACTTGACGACCTTTTTTTCCAGATCCGCGATGATGACATCCTCGCGCTTTAGACGGCGAATGAAAATCTTCATGTTTTCCGGCATACGTGGATCAAAGCTCACGAAGTCGCACCACGCCCGGCCTGTGCAGGCCATTTGCCACTGCATCTGAAGCAGATATTTGGTGGGAATATTGCCACTGAGAAGTGTTTCAATGTGCGTGGCCGTGTTTGGGCACTTGATCTCTATAAGCCCGTCCTCGCCCACGAAGCCGTCAGGGCTGGCCCCGGACGCGGAGATGGTTGGGTGCGGCACGAACCCGCTCAAGTCCACGAACTCACCCTTGGCTGCTTCATACGCTGCCCGTGCCTGCGGCTCCGTGTTGGTGCCCCAGAGCATGGCAGGGCTGACGTAGCTGTCTGAGGGAGCGCCAGTAAGGCGCTCCACAATCAGCTCAGCCATGTAATTGCCGCGACCAGCGCCGTAGCCGGTCTTGGTCGTGGCGACGACATCGGCCACGCGGGAGGCGGTCACCTTGCCCATGCGGGCTGCGCGCCACTCTTGGTTTCCCTGAAGGTCGTTCATGCTTCCACCTTCACATCGTTGTCGCGACCGATGCCCTTGATGCGGGCCTTGGCCTCATCCGAGATAGCAGCGCGAATGTCGTTGGACAGACCGGCCCACCATGCAGACGCACCCGAAGACCCCTCTTCCTTGGCGCGGGTCTCGCCAGCGGTGACCGCTGCTTCAATATCGGCCTTGGCTGCCTTCTTTGGGGGAGGGGCAGACCCCTGCTGGCCGGAGCCGGGCTGCGCGGCTGCGTTGCCGTCATCGTCATCCGTGGCAATGCCGAGCATCGCCATCAAGCCATAGCGGCGGCCATAGGTGATCCCAGAGCCGATGCCATGCGCGTCGTACTTATTGACGGGCATGAACAAGGTCTCGGCCAGATACTCGCCGGACTTGTGGAGCAGCATGGTCTCCACCTCCACACCGCCTTGGACGGTGCGGGGGAACTGAACGACGCTCAGATCATTCACGGCAAGCGGCTCACGGATGACGGAACGCACGGCAGCCAAGTCAGCATACTTGGACTTAAAGGCGGGGTTGAACCCGCCCTTGGTTGCGTCGTCAATCTCACCCTGCGCCTTGGCGAGGGCAGTAGCGATATTGGAAATGTTGTCAGACATGCGCATTGATTTTCTCCTTAGTCGTCCAGTCGGCACTCAAGGGTGATGAGGCGGCAGAGCGCCACGTCGCGGTCGATTTCCTTGGCCAGCGTGCTGCAAAGCCAATGGTCATGATTAAAGCGGACGATGTTGTTGGCTGCGTCCAGCATGTAGACGGCTTCGATGTACCATTCGCCGCCAGCGCCTTCGACGCGGTCGATGCGGACGGCCAGATAGG